AGCTGTCTGAGATGCACTGTCTCTTTTGATTCTTATCCTGTCTCCAGTAGCTGGTGCAGTAACAAATATGATAGCACTAGAAGGAGAAGTTTGAATACTGTAATCAGTGGTTAATGTCTTAGTAACAAAGCCTCCACCTGCAACACTAGCTTGATCTATTTGTACTACAATGTGAGAGTCATCAAGATAAGGAAAAGGGAAAGCAAAAGAGGTAGTCGAATTATCTCCTGTGTAGTCTACGAATGTATTAGCCATAGTAATCTATTATTAATTTGTTTGTTGTAAAAGTTCAAGCACTTAGTCAGTAAGTATTTCAAGAGGTGAAACAGGAGTTATCTCAGGGGCTTTTATTGTACCTCTAGTCTCTAGTATGTAATATAAAGTTTCCTCATTTTCGTTTATAAACTTATTCATAAAGGAATCATCTTTTAAAATTTCTTTTTTAGTTTCATTATAGAATCTGTTTAAAACTATATTTAATTCAACTAAACCTTCGTTTTTAAGTCTTCCGCTTTCTTCATCTACTTGAAAACCTTTAGCATACTTTTTATTCCACTCACTGTTAGATATTAAAGTATTAACAGCACTAATTATAGAATGTTTTCTACCTCCTAATTCTTTTACTGGAATATTAATTTTTTTTAGTCTTTGGTCAAAAGCGTAAGATAAAGTCATACCATCTTCATCCACAAATTCAGTCATTTTAATATCAGCTCCTAATGTGCTTGGCTTGTTAGAAATATTACTGTGAGTATCACTAGCTATTATCTCATCAAATCTTGTTCTGTCTAATTCTTTTTTAGGAGCTTGTCTAGCTATGTTTTGTGTTACCCAAGTAGCGGTACTTTCTTCATCCTGACCTAATAGATCTGTTTTTCGATTTTGTATCCCTGAACCTAATACTGAGTAAACTATTCTATCCCAATACCCTGCTCCTCTTAAATCAGGAATACCTTCTTGTGTGATAGTTTGTGTAATTTTTCTAGCTTGAGCAGGTATAGGCACATAAGAACCCACTAACCTAGATATTGCGTTTTTAGTTATATCTCCTTCAAACTTAGCTATTTCCTCTGCTGTTTGTACTCCTTGAGCCAAAGGCATCGCTTCTGCTAACTTTTTTAATGAAGCTCCAATAACAAATTCTAAATCTTGATCTTTAGTAAGTATCGTTACTCCTGTTTCCCTTTCTTCAATTTTAATTTTAGCCCAACCAGCAACATCAGCAGCTAAAGCAATAGGAAAAGCCCAAGGTTGAGCAGCTGAATAATCAGACCCAAAGATTTGAAAAGATTGTAATTTATTCTTTTTTCTTTGCTCAGGAGTCAACCATTCTAATGAACCTGTAGCACCATAATAAAGGGCTGCTATTCCACCCATGCCATATAAACTTGTAGATAAAAAAGTATCAGTAAGTAATTCTTCATTATACCTAAGTCTTCTTTCAGCGGCTTGATCTCTCCTTCTACTTAAGTCTTTTAATTCTTCGTTTACTTGTTCTTTTGTTGTTGGGTCATCAGTCTTTCTAAGCCTTTCAAATTCTCCTTCCATTAAATCCTCTAGCTCTTTTACTTTATCTTGAAAAGGATTAACATGACGATCTACTAAAGGAATACCTGCACCCATTGTTTGTACAGGAGCAAAGGAAATTCTAGCTCCACGATATACTGCTCTAATAGGAACACCAATATAAGGTAGAAAAGCATCTACGAGATTACCTATCATTCCTCCATCATTAACAGTATCTTTAAATCTTTTTATTAATTTTTCTACTCTGTTCTTAGGTAAGTCTTCTAAATCTCCGTTAGCTGCAAAGAGTAGTTCTTCTCTTATTTGATTAACAGTATCCTCAAATTCATGTGCATCATTTAATACAGCTAGTCCGTCACTGTCTTTCCAAGCTGCTTCGTATAGTTCCTCTCCTTTTTTCTGTGCTTTTACTGGGTCATTAGGAAACTCAAGCATTGCTTTTTTATGTGCTTCTGCGTGTACTCTTCCTTTTATTATTTGCCTTTTAAAAACAGAATCAACAGCTTGTATCCCTCGGACTCCTAGTGTCCAAAGTTGAAATATCTGACCATTCTTTATGGCGTTAGTAAACCAATTAGATGTATTTTCTAAAGCTTGTACTCTTCTTTTTGCTGAAGTATAAGCTCTAGCCACTAAAGCGTGTTCTCCTCTAGGTAAAGTTCTGCTGTTTATCTCATCCGATAACTTACCAGCTCTGTTATCTACTGCTGATACATTTTCTACAAAAGTTCTTCGAGCTTCCAATCCTAATCCTTTTAGGTCTGATATGATTTTAAAAGCTCCAGTAAGATCAGCTAATGCTAAACGAGTTCTCAATCCTAATCCAGCGTTACTAGGATTATATAAAAAGGTAGTAGCTGGTCTAAAAAATTGTTTAGCAACAGCACCTATACCTGTTGGAACTCCAGCTAACGCAGAAGGTAATTGGTCAATCAAAGATAATTGTCGAGCCATTTTAACATATCCCCAACCTTTAGTTAACCAACTAGCTGTGTCTTTTTCTAATGCTTTGTAAAAAGATTCTTCTAGTTCTTTAAAAGCTTTAGCGTTTAGTCGCTCCTCCTCTATCTCTTTTCTAGCTTTTTCTAAATCGGCTAATTTCTTTTTCATCCTAGCCCTGGACGCTGCTATCTTCTTTTTTATAACATCAGATTTAAGAGGCTTCTTCGGACCTTTAGGAGTAGGAGTAGTTTCTTTTACTAATTCACCTACAATACCTCTACCTTCAATATCTGCGACTCTAGCTAATTCTTTTTCAAGAGAGACTAAAGATAACGCTTCTTTCTCAGCTTCTCTATAATATTTTATTCTTTGTTCTAAGTCCTTGATTCTAGGGTCTTTTTTTACTTTCTTAGGTTTTAACCCAGCAGCTTCTTCAGCTTCATTTATTTTAGCAAATCTACTACGAAGTGTATCTAATTCTTTTTGTAGTTTATCTCTTTTAGATTCGTATGCTTTTCTAAGTTTCTCTGCTTTAAACTCATCTGACATCTCCACTCTAGCACGATCAATTTCGGTAACACGATTTCTCATGTTCTTCCGTAAGAAAGCTATTTCTTTATTAAGCTCTTCTACTTTACCTGGTGCTTTCTTAGGTCCTTTAGGTTTAGGAGTTATCTCTGCTCGTTGTGCTCCTAGTGGTCCTGTTTCTATTTCTAACAACCTAGCTCTTTCAGCCTCAAGTTCTTTGATCTTCTTAACTTCAGCTTGTGCTTCTTTATAGAATCTAATTTTATCTTCTAATTCTTTTACTTGCGGTGCTTTTTCTTTAGGAGTAGTTATAACACCTTCTACAGGTTCTTGACCGAATGTAGTCCTTAGTTCTTCTAGTTCTTTTTCTAAACTAACAATAGTTTTATTTAGTTCCTGTTCTGCTTTTTCAGCTTGGAAACCTTCATCCATTTCCCTTCTAGCTTGGTCAATGTCTTTTAATCTTTGCTTTATGTTAGCTTTAGTAGCTGCTATCTGTTTACGAATCTTAGCTGCTTTTAAATTTACTTTTCTTGGTCCAGTAGGTTTAGGTTCTACAGCTGCTCTTTGTTCACCTAAAGGTGCTACATCTAACTCTGCTACCTTAGCTAATTCAGCTTCAAGCCTTTCTAGTTCTAGTGTACTAGCTTCAGCTTCCTCGTAAAATTTTATACGCTGTTTTAGATCAGCGATGTCAGGGTCTTCCTGGAGTTCTTTCTTCTGCTTAGGTGTTAATTTACTTCTGTCTCCAAACCTTTCTTGAAGTTCTTTTAGTCTTTCATTTAATTTCTTTTTTCTTTTACCTAAACTATCTTTAACTTCTTTGGTAGGTTTCTTTTCAACATCTACTTCTGTTTCTACTTTAGGTTCTTTAAATACTTCAGTAACATCCTCTTCTTCTTTCTTTACCTTTGATCTTCTCTTTTTTAGTTCATCAGGTATAGCTAAATACTCATCAAACATTTGCTGTATATCAGCTTCGTCACCGTCTATTACTCCACGAGTTTTAGCTTCTAGTGTTACCTGTAATCTTGCTAAAGCCTCGTCTTGTAGTTGTGCACGAATACTGTATTTAGTAGCCCACTCGTATTGGTCTGAGTCTCCTCTTTGTGACTGTACTAATCTACCTCCAGTTGTGTTTAACCAATCTGTTATATTTCTGTTAAAAGTTCTACTAAACTTAACCTCATTTAGCATAGCCTGAGCTATGTTTTTATCACTAGGATTTTTAACAAATAAACGAATAAGACCGTTCATTCTCTCTATGTTAGATTCTGCAATAGCTTTACCTTCTCTGTTAATTTTTGGTCCTTCTACAGATAAAGTACCTTCTCCAGGATTTGTGTCTATATTCTTTATTCTTTCTATTAAAGTATCTAACTGATCTTCTCTAGCGTCATCAACTGTACGCTCTCTAACCGCTTCAGGTTCTTCAATTTCTTCTTTAACCGCTTCAGGTTCTTCTTCTGTTACCCTACGCTCAGGTGGTACTTCTAAATCTTGTTCAGTAAACTGTTCCCCTTCTCGTTCTACTATTGGATCAACTTCCTCTAATTCTTTACTTACATCTTCAACTTCTACTTCAGGTTCTTCTCTTACAGTAGGTTCTACTTCCTGTTTAGATAAAGCTTTATCAGCTGCTATCATTTCTTCTATGGAGTCATCCAATATATCTTGAGCTTGTTCAATATCTTTTATCTGTTTTAAAGCTTGATGCCTAGATGCACTTTTAGCAGCGACAGCTGCACCACCACCTATTCCATATTGAACTTGAGAAGGTAGAGGTTTTTCAGCTTCTTTTACTTGTTGTTGTAATTCTACTTTCTGTGCTTCTAAATTCTCTTTAGCATTAGCTATTACTTCTTTACTTTTATTTCTTCCCCATTTACCTGTCCTAGCCCACACTGAAAATATCGTATTAAAAGTACCACCAGCAGCAGAAGAAAATATATAATCATAAGTATTCCGTTCAGTGCCATTTAAATGTGCTTCTACTTCTTGTCTTAACGCAGACTCAGCTGCACCTAGAGCAGCACCACTAACAAAAGTTTTAATTCCGTTGACAACTAACTCCTTACCTTTCCAAGCTTTAGCTGACGCTAAACTAGGAGCACTCAATCTAAATACTTTATCAGCTGCTTTTGTTACTAATCCTATGCCAAAGACTGATGAAGCAATGCTTTCACCTGCTGAATAACTATCTTGTACACCATAAGCTTTACGAATTGATTGTCCTATAAAATTAGAAGTTCCCCATATTACAGCTTCAGACGCAATTAATCCAACAACACCGCCTACTGTCGTCGTTGGTTCAGGTGATACTATTCCTAGTGTGGATAATCTTTTAGCGTTATTAGCCCATCTTAAATATTTTTGAGATTGATGGAGTTTATGTGTACCGTACAAACCTGTACCTAGTTCTCCTACAGCACTTACTGCTGTTCCTAATATATACTGCCCAGTGCTTACTTCATCTTCAGCTATAGCTACACTCTCTAATACTTCAGGAGGTATGTAATCAGGGTTAACTTCAGTAGGTAATTGCTTAGGAAACTCTGTTTTAGGTTCTTTTAAATCATCTAGTCTGCCTTCAGCTCTAGCTCTTTTAAATTCTTCAACTGTAATACCCATTAATAATAAGTTTTTTGAGCATCATAATAAAACTTCCAAGTAGGTACATTAAAAATACCCAGTCTATTATATAGCCTTCTAGTTTCTTTTTCTTCTTCTGTTAACTCTTCTTGTCTCAGTGTGTCTTTTTCTACTATATCTAACCAGTCTCCTGAAATAACATTAAACTGATTGAAGTTAGCAAACAACCTTAAATCCGCAGCATCTAACTCAGTCGCCTCCAATAAATCTATATTCTTAGGACTCCATTGATTGAAACCATATCGTATTAAAGATAGTTTAAGTTCAGGTACTTGATTAGCTTCCTTCATTTTATTCCTGTCTTCTTCCACTTGTTTTCTAAGAAAAGGAATTTTTAACCTTTCTTCTAAAGGACGCATACTAGGATAAGCTTCTTCCATTTTTTCTTTTGGTTTACCTTCAATCGGTACTTCTTCATCTTTTTGTAGTTCAACAGAGGACGCAATAGCCATACCTTCAAATCTATCTCTTTCATCTTCTATCAGTTTATTAGTTAACAATTCTAACTTTGCATCCCTAACATCAGGGTCTTCACCTGCTAATTTAAAAGCTTCTTTTTTAACTTCCTTTTTAATGTATGATATAGAGTTAGGAAGATAAACAGCGGCTGTAATCTCAGGTGTTTTATCTTTTAATACAGGACGAGTTTCTACAACTTTTAAGTTCTCTCGTATATTGTTAGATATGTTTTCGTAGTAATCTTTTTTGAGGACATAATTACCAGCTGACAATCTTTTAGATTCATCTAACAACTCGTCAAACTTTTTGATTCTAGGATTAGCAGCTAAGAAGCCTTTCCAAGGGTCAACCTCTTCATCATTGTCTGATACATAGCTTCTAAATTCGTCTAATATTTCAGGTATAGTCTCATCTGTTATAGGTCTAGGAGTTAAGTCTCTAAGTTCTTTTATCTCTTTATACTCAGCTAACACACTACTGTTTATTCTAAAGTATAAACTTTCAGCTAAATCACCTTCAGATGCAATACGGTTTAAAGTATTTAACAAGTTATCTCCCATGTCTCCCTCTTGAAAGACCTGCTCTATGTAACCTTTTATTTCTTCCTGTTCTAAATCTGGGTCTAAAGTGCTAAATATTCCTTTCAGTATATTCATTTTATAGTCAGGCATATCCTCCATACTTTTAGCTGGAGTCCTAAGAACTGATAAAATTTTACCTTTTAGAACACTTCTTGCTTCTGTTGTAGAACTATCTCCTACTTGAGTTAACTTTTCATTAGTTTTTGAAATTAAAGGTGTAAGTTGCTTTAATGCCTCTTTAGTACCGAAGACTGGAAGCTTATTAATCCGTATAGTACCCATAGAATCCAACAACCGTTTAGCATCGTTGTGTCTTCCTTGTGCGTTTAATTGAGCGACAGAAGCAGCAAAGCCGTCAATCATTAATTTGTTTCTTTGTCCTTTATCTACTCCTGAATCTGTTAAAATATTTTCAAAGTTGTCGGCAATGTCAGCTAAAATAGATGTATCAAAACCTTTATCTCTAGTTACATTAGAAAGAGTAAAAGCTAGTTCATCTTGAAGTCCTAACTCTACAGCTTTTTGTTTCTTTGCTTCGTAAGCTAATGATAACTTATTCTTATATGGAGTAGATACTGTATTCCACAAGGCTTTAGCAGCGGTAGAAGAAGCAGCAGATTCACCTACTTGTTCAGTAAAGGATGACCATTGTTTATCCATGTACTGATCTAAGTTCCCTTCAAAGTCTGCTCTAGTTTTAAAAGCATCTAAGTTTAGTAAGTCATCTGTATCAGCTTCTAGTTGAGGTATTAAGTTATTGTTAACAGCTCTTTTTAGAAGTACATCTCTATATGCTCTATCTCTGTTATACCTAGCTAGTGGACTAAATCCTCCTATATCTTTGGTCTTCTTTAACTCAGCAATAACATTTTGTTCTTCAACTAACTCAGCTTGTTCAGCACCTATCTTTTCTTGGGTCTGTTGTAAAGCACCATACTGCTGTAGCACAGGATTAACTTGACCTAGAGCATCTGCAAGGTCCATCAACTTATTCCTTGGTGCTCTACGCTGACCTACACTGTGCTGCCCTGCTCGTTGAATAGTAGGTTGAATGCCTGGAACTGCACCTCCTAAACCTTGTACTTGTACTCGTTCTTTAGCCATTATGGTTCTGTTGTAGTTTGTTTCTTAGGTATCCTACTTCCAATATCTAGTCCAGTTCTGTATCCACTGAGTCCACCGCTGATAGCACCTAATCCTGCTGTTAAGAAACTAGGTCTAGCTATAGGTTGTTGAATACTTATAAGTCTTTGTTGGGAAGCTAGTCCTGCTTGTTCTAATCCTAATTGTGTGCCTAATGCACTCAGCTCTTGTTGTCTAGTAACAGCTGCTCTATACCCTGCTTCCTGCCTAGTATAGTCATCCATCAAAGCTTGTACACTAGCACCAGCAACTCCTGCTTCTCCAGCAGATACTCTAGCTCTAGCTAAAGCTTCTTGTGATTTCCTACTGACTTGTTCAAGTTCCCTTGCCGTAGCTTCTTGCTCTTGTGCTTGTCGCATACGGATTGAGGTCTGTTCCTGTAACGCTCTTTGTCTTTCCGCTGCTGCTGACTGTGCTTGAAAAGCTGCTTGTTGTTTAGCTTGTTGTCTTTGTCCTGCATACTGTAAACCAGAAGACAACGCTCCTGTCGCTGCCGATATTCCTGCTATAACTGCTGGTGGAAAACACATAATAAATTACTTCCTCTCTATCTTAAATGACTTATAACCAGGATAATTGCAATCTTCAAAAGTAGCACCTAACCAAGTCAACCACCTAACACTCAG